TGAGAGAGTTAATTCCCTCTCAATAGTAATATGGGTAGTATGACATTAAATGTCAAGTTATTTACAATAATTATTATTTTTTTGTTGCCAATGACGTCAAAAGGCAATAACTTTAATTAAAATTGAGGATAAATACAGCTAGTGTAAGGCCCCTTGCACTAGCTTTTTTATTGGAAACAATATGGCAAAGCAAAGTGTAGTTACTAAAGAGGTACTAGAGAAGATAGCAGAGGAGATGGCTAACGGACACAGTTTAGTTAAGATTGTGAAAGAGAACTCCTGGTGTCCTTCGTATAGGCAAATCATTCGTGTTGTTCAGAAAGACCCTGAGTTATATGAAATCTATCGTAGAGGTAGAGTAATGCAAGCGGAGTATTATAGCGATCATATCTCTGAGTTAGCAATGCAGCCTCTTGATAAAGATGGAGACCCAAGGTTTATGAATGCAGAAGTGCAACGCAGAAGATTAGAGATAGATAGCTTAAAGTGGTCGTTAGCTAGAATACAACCTTATGGGCTTAGAGATCGCAAAGACAATAGCGATACGAATACTGGTGCTATTACTTTGACGTGGGCTAACGGTGAGGTTAAAGCTGAAGCAAGTTCATGAGAAACTATCGTAAAGAGTATGACACTTATCATGCCAAGCCAGATCAAAAGAAGAATAGAGCATCAAGAAACAAAGCACGCACTTTGTTGAGTAGTGTTGGGAGAGTTCGCAAAGGTGATGGCAAAGACGTTGACCATAGAGATGGCAACCCAAGGAATAATAGTAAGAGCAATCTTAGTGTGATGAGTAAGAGAAGGAATAGAAGTAAGAAGTAGTGGTGGTAGTAAGGCTGTGTCTTGTCTGAACTACGCGCATGAGTAGATGCAACTAAGAATCATTTGCAATAAGTAGAGGTCAATCGGTTTGTAACCGATAGAACTTTGGCAGTCCTCCGCCATTTATTAAACATAGTGGACAATAGGTGGACAATAATTAATTAATTGTGGGCTATCGACTATCTTTTTTTTGAAAACTTGACCCCCCACCTACCCCAAAACATGGGCGCCATCGACTATGGATATTATACAGATTGGAGAGTGTCTGACCCTTGAACATCGAGATACCCTATTCACCCAGACCCCTTCAAGCAGACTTACACGCACAGCTTGATAAGAACCGCTGGGCAGTCATTGTATGCCATAGAAGGTTTGGCAAGACTGTTATGGCTGTTAACCACTTGTTACGTGCTGCTATAATGCACACAGGGCGTTCACCACGGTTTGCGTACTTAGCGCCTACGTATAGGCAAGCAAAGGCTGTAGCATGGGATTATCTCAAGCAGTTCTCTGGAGCGATACCAGGTGTAAAGTTCCATGAGACGGAGTTGAGAGCCGATCTACCGAATGGTGCTAGATTAACGCTTCTAGGTGCAGAGAACCCCGATAGTTTACGTGGTATCTATTTGGATGGATGTGTAATGGATGAGGTCGCGGATATGCCAGAGACGGTATTTCCTGAAATTATTCGACCAGCGTTATCGGATAGGAAAGGGTTTTGTTATTTTATAGGAACACCCCGTGGTCATAATATGTTTTTCGAGTTGTATGAACAGGCTAGTCATTTGGATGATTGGTATAATGTTGTGTATAAGGCATCGGAAACAAAGATTGTGGATGATGAGGAATTAGAGGCTGCGAAAGTTACGATGTCGGCTGACCAGTACGACCAAGAATTTGAGTGTAGTTGGGTAGCGAATGTCCCCGGTGCGATATATGGTAAAGAATTACAAACATCTTTAGAAGAAAATAGGATTACTAAAGTTCCGTATGATCCTGCTGCCAAAGTTATGACGTTTTGGGATTTAGGAATTGGTGATTCTACAGCAATATGGTTTGCACAGATACAAGGCCGTGCCATTAATGTAATTGATTTTTATGAAGCACGTAATGAAGGCTTACCCCATTATGTAAGTGTGCTGCAAAGAAAAGGATATTTATACGGAGATCATTGGGCGCCCCATGATATTGAAGTCAGAGAACTTGGTAGTGGGAAAAGTCGTAGGGAAGTTGCATGGGATTTGGGGCTGAACTTCCGTGTAACACCGAAGTTACCGATTGAAGATGGCATACACGCTGCACAAATGTTGATACCGCGGTGTTGGTTTGACCAGGATAAATGCAAGGTTGGGCTAGAAGCCTTACGGCATTACCATAGAGCGTATAATGAAAGAACACGAAGTTTTAGAGCCAGTCCTGTTCACGATTGGTCAAGTCATGCAGCCGATGCGTTTCGGTATTTTGCTGTCGGATTAAAAGAACAGAAAGATTGGTCGCATCCTCCGCAACAAATTGCGGCTAGTAATTATAATCCGTTTACGCATAAAGGAGATACATCATGGGTTTCTTAAGTCCAAAAGCGCCTGCTGCGCCCCCTCCTCCACCGCCACCACCTCCTCCTCCGGGAATAGAAGGTGTCGATAAAGGAAAAATAGAGCAGGAAGAAAAAAGATTAAAAAGACGTAAAGGCGTACAAGATACCATATTGACAGGTTCTGGATTAACACAAGAACAAGGTGCATCAAGCACATACAAACCAACTTTATTGAAATAGGAGAATATTATGGGTGGATTTTTTAGCGGCAGCGGAGGCGCTGCACAAAGGGCGGTAGCACAGCCTGCAAAACCATATGTGCAACCAGCAGCAGCTATTCGTTCGGAAGAACAGACATCAGGAAAAAAGAAAAAAAAGAAAATGGTTTCTGGCGAAGCAGCAACAATGTTGACGGGTACACAAGGGTTAACAACATCTGGCGAAAGCAAATCAACGAAATCTTTATTAGGAGACTAATATGCCTATTGCAGACAAACGTGCAGTAGCGTTATTAAGTCAGTTAAGCGTTTTAGAAAATCAACGTTCCGTATGGGAAAATCATTGGCAAGAACTTGCCGATTATATTAGTCCACGGAAAGCGGATATTACAAAACGAAGAACGGCTGGCGATAAACGTACCGAATTGATATTTGACGGCACCGCTATTCATGCAGCGGAAATGTTAGCAGCGTCTTTGCATGGCATGTTAACCAATCCGTCTACACCTTGGTTTAGTTTAAAATTTAAAGACCGTGTGTTAGATGGTAATGATGAAGCAAAAGAATGGTTGCAAGGTGTAACCGAAGTTATGTATTCCGCATTTAATCGTTCTAACTTTGCCGAAGCGGTACATGAATTGTATTCGGATTTAGTGGTATTTGGTACAGGCGTAATGATGGTGGAACGCGATGCGTCTACAAACTTAAGATTTTCAACACGCCATATTGGTGAATGTTTTATATCCGAAGATGCGGAAGGCCGTGTTAATGCGGTGTATCGTAAATTTAAAATGACCTGCATAGCCGCAAAAGAAACTTTTGGCGTAGAAGCCTTGCCAACCAGTATGCAGAAAAAAGCAATAGAAGAACCGTACACCGAAGTAGAGTTTTGTCATATTGTGCATCCTAGAGAGAATTATGATCCTAATAAGGTAGATGGTCTTAATAAACCCTACGCATCTATTTATATTGATCCAGAAGATAAACAAATTATTTCCGAAGGTGGTTTTGACGAACTTCCTTATATGTGTCCGCGCTGGTTAAAAGCCAGTTTTGAACGTGGTTATGGGCGCTCCCCAGCTATGACTGCGTTAGCTGATACAAAAATGTTATCTAAAATGTCGGAAGTAACCATTCGGGCAGCACAAAAGCAGGTCGACCCTCCTCTCATGTTGCCCGATGACGGTTTTATGATGCCTATTCGTACTGTTCCTGGAGGATTAAATTTCTATAGAAGCGGTACAAGAGATCGTATTGAACCTTTAAATACTGGCGCAAACAATCCTTTAGGCTTGCAAATGGAAGAACAAAGACGCCAAGCTATTCGTGCAGCGTTTTATGTTGACCAACTTATTCTAGGGCAAGGGCCACAAATGACGGCAACAGAAGTTATACAAAGAACTGAAGAAAAAATGCGTCTATTAGGCCCAGTACTTGGAAGGCTGCAAGCTGAACTATTGCAGCCATTAATTGAAAGAGTATACAGCGTATTAACACGCCAAGAAATGTTTGCACCGCCACCAGAATTTTTACAAGAAAACGATGTAGAAATTGAATATGTATCACCGTTAGCAAAAGCACAACGCTTTGGCGATATACAATCCGCTATGCGTTTATTTGAAAGTCTGGCTCCGTTATCGCAAGTTAATCCAGGTGTATTTGATTATGTGGATATGGATGGATTAGCCAAACATATTATTAGAGTGTTAGGTGTTCCTGCTACAGTTGTGAAGTCGGATGAGCAAGTTGTCCAAGAACGCCAACAAAAAGCGGATCAACAAGCAGAGATGGCTGAACAACAACAGATAGCAAACCAAGCCCAAGCGATGGGCGATGCTGCTCCAATGGTAAAGGCATTACAACAATAATGGCTATAAAATATCGTGGACAAACATTTTCTGGGTATAACAAAGCAAAGCGTACACCAGGACATAAAACAAAATCGCATGCGGTATTAGCAAAAACGGGAGACCAAATAAAACTTATACGTTTTGGTCAAAAAGGTGTTAGTGGCGATAAAACTAATACAGCACGCTCACGATCTTTTAAAGCACGCCACAGTAGTAATATTAAAAAAGGGAAAATGAGTGCCGCGTATTGGGCTAACAAGGTTAAATGGTAGGAGAATAACATGGCTAAAAAAGGTTTATATGCAAACATTCATGCAAAGCGTAAAAGAATAAAAGCGGGTTCTGGTGAAAAGATGCGTAAACCCGGAAGTAAAGGCGCTCCAACTTCTGCTAATTTTAAAAGAAGCGCTAAAACTGCTAAGAAGAAAACATTAATTTAAATGTTTAAAACTGAAAAAGACCGCATAGAAACCTATAAAAGAATGTTTGCAACCGATGACGGCAAACAAGTCTTAGAAGATTTAAAAGAACGGTTCCATATAGAAACAATGACATTTGTTGATAACAACCGGGATTTGAGTTTTGTCCATGAGGGGCAAAGAAGTGTCGTACTGTATGTACTGCATTTATTAAAAGAAGAAAAACTTAACCAACAAACAATAGCGGAAGGATAAAAAAACATGGCAGAAGAACAGGTAGCGGATGCTCCAGTAGAAACTGGGCAAGCACCGTCTGATTGGAAAGCAAGTCTCCCAGACGATATAAAAAATAACAGTTTAATACACAATATGGATGATGTGGAAACATTAGCCAAAACAGCCATTCATGCACAATCTATGGTCGGTGCCGAGAAAATAGCTATTCCTGGTAATTGGGCTAATGATGATGATTGGAACGGTGTATATACTAAACTCGGTCGGCCAGAATCAGCAGAGGGTTATGAATTAAAAAACCCAGAAGGAACAGAAGCTATTGATGGCGATATTAAAAGTTGGTACCAAGATTTGGCGCATGATGCAGGATTAAATAATCGCCAGGCGCAAAAGATATTTGAAGCGTACATAGCAAAGACAAGCGAAATGGCTCCTGCAAATGAAGAAATAAGTGAACAAGATATAGAAATACAAAAAAGCGAAACTGAAGTAGCCCTAAAAAAAGAATGGGGTAAGGCGTTTGATCAGAAATTAGACGAAGCTAAAGGCATACTAGAGCAATTTGCCCCAGAAGGTTTTGCAGAAATTATGACAAAAGACGGTATTGCATTGGGCAATTCTCCAGAGTTTATAAAAACTATGGCTAACATTGGTAATTATATAAATTCTAAAGTAGGAGAAGATAAGATTATTGGCGCTAAACAAACGCCATCTCTTACACCAGAAGATGCACAAAAAGAAATAGCAATGTTGCGTGGCGACCCTAAAGATAAAGGGCCGTACTGGAATAACAAACATCCAGATCATGCAGCCGTTGTCGCAGAAGTTTCACGACTAATGGAATATTTACATCCAGAAGTCGAGGAGTAGGATAAGCGTAAGCCCCTACCGAGCCAACAGCGTTAAGTTGGAGGTAGCATACTTAATGTTAAAGTGTCTTGTTATACAGGGTAGCACTTGCTTTTTTATTAACTAATAACACGGAGGCTTATATGTCTACACAAGTGAGTACAGCTTTCGTTCAGCAATTTTCTTCGAATATTACTATGTTATCACAGCAAATGGGTTCCCTTTTGCGTGCTACTGTAGATTCAGAGACTATTACTGGAGAGAAAGCATTTTTCGATCAAGTCGGAAAAGCAGCCGCTGTTGTTCGTACAACTCGTCATGGTGATACCCCATTAATGGAAACTCCACATACGAGACGTATGGTTACTCTTAGCGATTATGAGTGGGCCGATCTTATAGATTCTGTTGATAAAGTCAGAATGCTTGCAGATCCAACTTCTACATATGCAAGAGCAGCAGCAGCAGCGATGGGAAGATCAATGGATGATGTGATTATTGCCGCAATGAACGGTAATGCACAAACAGGTAAAGCAGGTTCAACTGCAACAGCTTTACCAGCAGGGCAAAAAATTGCTCATGGTTCCGCAGGTTTGACTATTGCGAAATTAGTAAGCGCTAAGAAACTTCTTGACGCTAATTCAATCGATCCGTCTATTCCGAGATACATAGCGGTATCACCAGAACAAATTGAAGATTTGTTAAATAATACAACAGTTACTTCAGCAGACTTTAATACTGTTAAAGCGCTTGTTCAAGGTGATATAGACACTTTTGTTGGTTTTAAATTTATCGTTACTAATCGTCTAACTGACGATGGTACATCCAGATTATGTCCAGCCTGGGCAGAAGATGGTGTTAAATTAGGAATCGGTAAAGATGTTAACGCTCAGATTACGGAAAGAGCGGACAAAAGCTACAGCACACAAGTTTACTATTGCATGTCTATTGGGGCAACCCGCATGGAAGAAGAAAAAGTTGTGCAAATAGCTTGTAACGAGTAAGGGAGGATTATAAAATGGGTACAGTTTATTCTGATCAAAAGACTAAATGGGATCAAAATAATCCGACTGAAGCAATTAAACCTAATGAAATGGGTGGTCGTGTTCGTGTAGCATACGGTTCTTATACCGCATCTGCTGAACAATCAGACATTCATATGTTTAATTTACCAAACGGTGCAAGAATATTGTCTGGTGAATTAACGCATGCAGCTTTAGGTTCTTCTACAACAGCATCTGTAGGCCATGCAGCTTATAAAAATGCAGCGGGTACTGACGTAGCTGCTGACGTTGATGAGTATAAAGCAGCAGCCGCTTCTACATCAATTACTACAGTTGATGTAGCCGCTACTGCAGCGCTTGGTAAAAACTCTGTTGTTGACGCAGACGGTGATGGGCTTCCTGTTACTGTAAGTATTGCTGGTGCCAATGGTACTGGTTTAGTCGAACTAAAAATGCTTTACGTTATCGATTAATACAAATTGGAGAGAGCAAGCGTTTGCTGCTCTCTCCCTTTTATTTAGGAAAAAACAATGGCTTCAGACGTTGATATAGCAAATAGTGCATTAAATAATTTAGGCGCATCTAACATAAATTCTTTAACAGAAGATAGTGTTGCTGCCCGTATCTGTAACCAACGCTACGAGTTTGTCCGTGATTCAGTATTTAGAGCGCATCCTTGGAATTGCTTAGTAAAAAGAGCATCATTAGCGCAAAACACTACAGCACCTGATTGGGAATATACTTATGCTTTTAATTTACCAACAGATCCTTATTGTTTGCGTGTTTTACGAGTAGAAGATTTAGATACAGATTTTAAAGTAGAAGGAAGAACAATAGCTTCCAATAATTCTACTATGAAGATAAAATATGTAGGGCGTATAACTGACCCTAACGAATATGATATGTTATTAATAGAATGTTTATCTGCACGACTAGCAGCAGATATAGCCTATGCTATTACAAATAATAACGCTTTAACAGCAACTATGTGGGAAATGTATAATCAAAAATTAAGCGAAGCACGTTTTGTTGATGCTACTGAAGGTATGCCAGGAACAGAAGGTGTTGATTATGGTGTCATACATTCTAATACGTTTATTAATTCGAGGTTCTAATGCGAGCCACCACCTCTTTTACAAATTTCACTTCTGGCGAAATAAGTGATTTATTAGATGGTCGTACCGATTTAACACGGTACACTAATGCGGCAAAAAGTTTAACAAATTTTGTTGTGCATCCTGCAGGTGGTGCAGCCAGACGCCCAGGCACTAAATTTATACACGAAGTAAAATCAAGTGCGACTGCTGTAAGATTAGTACCGTTTGAATTTAATACAACGACAGCTAATACTTATATATTAGAATTTGGTAATTTATATTTTAGAGTATTTCGCGATGGCGGTATTGTTACCGAATCGACAAAAACTATTTCTGCTATAACACAAGCTAATCCAGCAGTTGTTACAGCTAATAGTCATGGGTATTCTAATGATGATCATGTTATTATTAATAGCGTAGTAGGCATGACAGAAGTTAACGGTAAAACTTTTGTTGTAAAAAACAAAACAACAAATACTTTTCAAATACAAGATGTAGATGGCAATAATATTAATTCTACAGGTTATACAGCGTATTCTTCTGCTGGTACTTCTGCAAAGATATTTGAAGTAACAACACCTTATACGACAGCGCAAGTAGCGGACATAAAGTTTACACAATCAGCGGATGTTATGTATTTAACACACGTTGACCATGAACCAAGAAAATTAACACGAACAGCGCATACAACTTGGACACTAACAACACCAGATTTTGTAAATGGGCCGTATTTAGATGAAAACAGTACAACAACGACATTAACAGCTAATGCACGAACTGGTAGCAGTTGCACAATAACATCATCGGCTGATTTGTTTGAAACTACGGATGTTGGTCGTATTATAAAGATATACGAAGGTTATGCTAAAATAACAAGCCGTACTAACGCTACAACTGTAGTTACTACAGTACAAACAGATGAAATTGGCGTAGCAGAATTATTGCCAACATACACAGCAAGCACTATAAGTTTTGTAGAAGGTGATCCTGATGCTACAGGCAAATCACACAATGATTTTATAAGAGACAGCACAAAACAATTTATAGAACAAGGCTTTAAAGAAAATATGACTATTACGGTGTCTGGTGCATCGAATAGTGCTAATAATGGTGATTATGAAATTGTTAAAGTAACAAGCGATGAAATAACACTTGTTCCTGTTGATGATGTTACAAATGAATCAGCCAGTAGTAGTATTACAATAGTTGGTAAATTACACGCTACTAAAGATTGGTCATTAGGAGCGTTTAGTGAAACAACAGGTTATCCAAGAGCCTGCGCTTTTTATGAACAAAGATTAGTGTTTGCAGGAACAGCAACACAGCCGCAATCGTTATACTTTAGTGTAGCGGGTGATTTTGAAAACTTTACGGAAGGCGATACAGACGCTAGTGCTTTAAATTATACTATTGGCTCTAACCAAGTTAATCGTATTGTGTATTTAGCTAGTGCTAGTTCTTTATTAGTTGGAACAACAGGCGGTGAGTTTGTGGTGCGAGCCTCTGGAACGGATGAGCCGTTAAATCCAGAAAATGCACAAGTTAAAAAACAAGCGAGTTATGGTAGCGCTGATACACAGCCTGCTCAAATAGGTGGATATACATTATTTGTGCAACGGGCAAAACGTAAGATAAGAGAACTGCATTATGTGTATGATACCGATAGTTACCAAGCCACAGATTTAACTATATTAGCTGACCACGTTACAGAGAATGGTATTGTTGAGTTAGCGTACCAACAAGAACCCGATAGCGTTGTATGGGCTGTAACAGGCGATGGCAGGTTGTTAGGATTAACATATCGTAGAGAAGAAAACGTAGTAGCCTGGCATCAACATAAATTAGGCGGTACTTGGGTAGATGGTAGCACGACTTACGATTATGGGTTTGTAGAAAACATTGCATCTATTCCTGGGGAACTAAACCAAGATAATTTATACATGGTTGTTAAAAGAACTATTAATAGTGTAACCAGACGATTTGTAGAATATTTATCGTTATCAGATTTTGGATCAGACGTTACCGATGCTTTCTTTGTTGATAGCGGATTAACGTATTCTGGTTCTAGCGTTTCAACTATAAGCGGTTTAGATCATTTAGTTGGCCAAACCGTTTCTGTTTTAGAAGAAGGATCAGCGCATCCTACAAAAACTGTAGCCTTAGGCGCTATAACATTAGACCGAGCAACGACTAAAGCGCATGTAGGATTAGGATATACGTCAACATTAAAAACACCACGCATGGAAGTGCCAATGGCAACAGGCACAATACAAGGTAAGATTAAAAAGATTTATAATGTAACGGTAAGATTTTTTAGAACTGTTGGTGCTTCCGTTGGTACTAGTAGTGATAATTTAGACACAGTACCATTTAGAGACAGTTCGGATGCAATGGACACAGCGGTGCCATTATTTACGGGCGATAAAACGATTGAAGCGCAACCTAAATGGGATACAGAAGGCAGTATTATTGTTGAACAATCACAGCCATTACCTATGACGGTTGTTAGTATATACGCTTCTGTAGATATACAAAATAAATGAAGATTGTACCGTTTATACCAGAACATGCTGCCGATATAATACAAAACAAAAAATTATCAATAGGCACATTATATCCAAAGCATGAATGGAAAGAGCATATACAAAAAGTTTCGCATTATGACGCATGGACAGGCTTAGACAATGGACACATTGTTGGTTGTGCCGGGATTATACCATTATGGGAAGGTGTTGGCGAAACGTGGTTTATTGGTGCGGATCGCATACAAAAACATACATTGAGCGCTGTACGATTTGTAAAACAAGTGTTTAAAGAAAAACAAGACCAAGGCGAATATGTACGCTTACACGCTAATGTTCGTGCTAATTGGCCTGAAGCCATTAAGTTTGCTAAACTGGTTGGTTTTACAAAAGAAGGTTATATGAAAAAGTATGGCCCAGATGGGTTAGACTATTACGTCATGGGAAGGATTAAATAATGGAACCAGCAACAGGGTTAATGTTAGCAGGCACAGCTGTTTCTGCTGTTGGATCAATAAAAGGTGGAAAAGGCGCTAAAGCAGCAGCTGATTACAACGCTAGTATTATGGAGCGTAATGTTAAAGTTGCAGAAAAAGAAGCAGAGCAAATAGGTCGAGTAGCTGGTTGGGAAGCGTTAGACAATGAAAAAGAATTTAAAGCATTAAATGATCGTGCTGTTATGGCGTATGGCAAAAATGGTTGGATGACAGGAACAGGCACACCATTAAAAAGAGCAATGAATAATGTTATTGAGTTTCAAAGAGATATGGAAACTGCTCGCTATAATACAAAAGTAAAACAAAATGAAAAAATGGAAATTGCAACGAATATGAAACTACAAGCAAATTTAAAACGATACGAAGGTCGTGCTAGAGCAAAAGCAGGCAGAGCGCAGGCTTTTGGAACGCTATTAAGCGGTGCTGGCAAAGTAATGATGGGATAGAGGTAAAAAATGAAAGTTCCTACATATAAAAGCCAATTACAACGCACCGATCGTACTGGTGCAGGTATGTTAACAGCACAATTAGATGCTAATGTAATGATGTTACCAGGACAAGGGTTACAAAGTTTTGGTGCTGATTTAGTTAATTTTGGAGCAGATTTAGCTGCTGTTAATGTTAAAAAACAACAACTTGCAGATAAAAATGAAGCAGCAATGGCATCTCAAGAATTAGATACAATATTAAAAAATTATACTTTAGAAACTAATAAAATTCAAAATCCACATGAAGCTGAAGAATTTTGGAAAAATAATTTACAAAGCGCTGTTACAGAAATTCAAAGCAGGTTAAGTCCTGGCGCTTTAAATATTTTTAAAATAGATGGTATGAAAATTGCGTCTGATTTTAATTTTAAGTTTAGAGAAAAAAATGATAGTAAAATTATTACCCATACAAAAGATATGGCAAAAAATGAAACAGCTAGAAAATTAAATATAGTTGGAGACACAAGTGTTTCAACTTCTGTTCGTGTGCATGAATTGTTTGAAATTATAGGTGGTAAAAGAAAAGACACATCTAATTTTAATTTTACAGCTATACCTACGGCTAATAATCAAGGGTATGCCCGTGAAAGTGGTTTTAGCAAACAAGACAGTAATTTAATTATGTATCATAGACAAACTATTACTAATGGTATGTTTTTAGAAAATAAAGATGGCTCTACAACTACAATTTTTATAAGAGGTATAAAAAACCCAGAAGAAGGAGAAAATAGTCCTATTTATGCGGTGCCAGGATATTATGAAGGTCGTACAGATTGGACAGAAGAAGAAGTCATTGAAAAAGCTATGGAAGAAGGATGGTTTGACATATACCCTTCTGATGCCTCTGAAGCAGGACATAAAAGACGTGTAGGAAAATTAAAAAAGATTATTAACAAAGACGGTCAAACTTTACAAAAAATAGAAAAAACAATGCAAGCAGGCATTAATGGTTCGTTATATAATAATGATGTTATTGATTTTAATGAAATGACAACCAATAATATTGAAGCATTATCAACAGCTGCATTAAATACATTAATAAGTTTACAGAATAATACTTCTGATGCTCAAGATGTTGTTCTTGATTTAGTTAATGGTAATTTAAAAGACCCAGTATTATATATGATATGGGATCAAATACCTTTGCAAGAACAACAAAAAATTATAGAAGAAGCTTTAGGTTCAGCAGACAAAATTGAAGCGTTAAAAGAAAACGAAATTAAAGAAGATAATGAAGCTATAGAAGCAGAACAAGATGCAATGCATCAAATTATGATTAATACAGATAGTTACGAAACTGCATTAGATAAATTAAATGAATTAAAAAAATTAAATTATTTTAAATCAGAGAGCGACAGAAAAAGCGCTGAAGATCATGTGGAAAATTTAAGGCCAGAAACAACATCTACAGTTAAATTTAGAACCCCTGAAGAAAGAAGCACAGATGAAGCTATTAATGCTTTAGAAGGTCTTGATTTTTTAGATCAATTAAGTTTTGGTGCAATAGTAGCTAGAAAAAGTCAATTAACAGCAGCAGATTATCGATATTATGTTAATAAGGCAACTACAGAAAGAAACGATGCTCTTTCATCTGCAAATTTAGATTTTAGAACAATATTTGGTTACGAAGAAAGCAGCGATAAAGGAGAGCGTTTAGGTAAAGCTACAAAAGCAGCTTATCAATTAGCGTCTAATGAATTACTTAATTGGTTTAATACAAAAGAAAATCGTACTGCAACTTTTGATGAAATTTTAACAAAATCTAAAGATATTATCAAAGAAAGAAATGAAGGTTTTACACAAATATTACAAGTAGAGCGTTATTATTCAGTACAAACGTACACAAAAAATTCAGGAATGACCTTAATTAATAAAACAAATGCTGAAATTTTAGAGGAAGCTCAAAATTTGTTAATAAGCGGAAAATTAATTGAACAACAATTTAGAAATATACAAGAAGAATTTTCTTTTTATTCATTAAAAAACATTGATTACAAACCATGATATATAATATTGAAGAAGAATTAGAAAAGTACGAATTAGCTAAAACTAATTTTAGTAACGTACCTGCCGATAAATGGGAAAGCACAGAAGTTGTAACAGACGAAAATGGGCGTACTTACACAGCAGGTGTAAAAGATGGTATGTTGTTTGAATTGCAACCTAACGAAGAAGAAACAACAAATACAGAAACACAAGAAGCCGCTGTTATTCCTAATGTTGTAGAAGATATAGCTAAAGGTAGTGTAAGAGGAATGTCAAAAGCAGGAAGAAACACAACAAGTTTTGGTTCTAATGTTTTAGGGGCGCCTGGTGATGTTGCTAATTGGATCGGACAAAACATAACAAGCAATGAAAACTTTGATATGTTTTTGGGTGGCGAAGATATTAACAATAGAATACAGCAAGGTTTAACATGGGTTGGTGATAATATTATGGGAAACAATGCTGTTGATCAATGGGCAGCAGAAGATTTCAATAATGAAACTTTAGGTCAAGTATCAGAACTTATTGCACAATTTGCTACTCCTGCTATACCCGCTGCTAAAGTTACAAAAGCAGCAGATTTATTAATAACAGGCATGCAATCTTTAAATCCGTTTAAAAGAGGTTTGATTTGGGGGGCTATAGCTGATGCTGCAGCTTTTGACGAAAACGTAGATACTTTAACAGGTGAATTAGCAAAATATGTAGCAGGACAAACACCAGAAGAACGTACAGCTTTTGGAAATGCTATTGTAGATGTTTTTGAAAAAAATCCAGAACATGCTGAATTAGTAAATCAATTAAAAGGATCGTTAGAAGGATTAGTTTTAGGTAGCGGTATAGAAGTATTTATGCGTGCAGCTGTTATGGGATCAAAATTAATTAATTGGAAAGAATTATTTAATCGTATTGAATTTGATCCTAACACGGTAAGTTTTGGAGGTATTGGTGGCATATCATTAAAAAAAAAACCTACTGACACAGAACCAGGCATAATAGCGTTTCATGGAAGTGGTGCAGATTTTGATGAGTTTAAATTAGAAAAAATAGGCACAGGAGAAGGTAATCAAGCGTTTGGTCATGGTTTATATTTTACTGATTCAAAAGATATCGCAAAATTTTATAAAAAACAATTAGAAGCTGATAAATATAAAACTTCAGATGGAAAAATATTTGATCCATATAAAATGAGAGATGACGGTTATCGTGTTATACGAAATCTTAATGTAAGAGCAGCTTTACATAAAAATAAAGGAGATGTAAATAAAGCAATAGAAAGAGCAGAAGAAATTATTAATAATTCGACATTAGGTAATAAAGAAATATTACAGATGGCTAAAGAAGATTTAAGTCTTTTAAAAGATATAAAAGCTAGAGGCGGTTTAAAAAAAGCAAATGAAGGTAAAATTTATCAAGTAAATATAAAAACAGTTATGGACAATTTAATAGATTATGACAAACCATTTGGTCAACAAAATGAAAATATTAAAAAGATTTTAGATAAAATGAAATCTGAAGTAACTATTGAAGATGCAATAAATTATGGTTTAGATCCAAATGACCCTGGAAGTAATTTATTTATGTATGTAAACAAAAACAGCAGTAAAGAAACTATTGAAAAAGAGGCAATAAAACAAACACAAAACATTTTATTTAGCAAAGATCAAGAAGTAATAAGGTTTTTAAATGATTGGGCTGTTTTAAGAGGAAAACAATCAAGTGCTGAAACATTATTAGCTAAATATGGGGCTAAAGGAATTAAATATAAAGCTAATCAAGGTGTTGGTGCCAGAAATGTGCCAGAAACTGGCCAAAACAATTATGTTATATTTGATGACAAAATAATAGACATAATGGCTAAAATGGGAATTGTTGGGCTTATAGCTATTAGCGCTATAAAAAACAATAAAGAACAAACACAAGATAACTCAATATAATTAATAGGATTTGCTATGGCTATTGAAGAACAAGCAAATAACGCTATTCCTACAGGTGGTGTTACAGAATTTGCAGAAAACCCAAATGAAGTGCAAGTAGCAGGAATTGGTAGCGCACTTTTAGATATATTTTTAAAAGCAAAACCGCCAGTAAAACCTAAACCTAATGTAGCAGATAGTGTGCCTACTCCTATTTCTGAAGAAAGTATTTTAAAAAATCAAAAAATAACAGACGTAGATGAAGAAGGTTTACCTATTCAAAAAAAGCAACCAGATACTAAATCATATAGAGCAACATCAGATGCTTTTGCTAAAGAAAATTTAAGCCCAGAAGGTTATGCCCGGTGGAAAGAACAAGGTAAACAAGCAGAAAAAATAACACCAGATGCTAATGTTATGACAGAAGCTAATAAAGCATTAGGTGAATTAGACCCTAATACACCGTTTACAAAAGAAAGAGAAGTTTATGATAATGTTGAAAGCATATATAATGTAGACCAAGCTATATTAAGCACAAAAAAAGGCGTTGATTTTAATTTTGAAAAATTAGAAACAGGCGATGATGTTTTAGAATTAATAGATAGAATGTCTGCTGTATATAAAGACTCAACAAAAGCAGCAAAACGTGGAATTATTACTAATAAAGAAACACTTGCTAATGCTTCTGATTTATTAGCTGATGAGTTAGGTCTAACCAGAAAATTATTTAAGCAAGGTCGTGGCGCAACAATGAACGCTGAAGAAATGCTTGCTGTAAGACAAATATTAGTAAAAAGCGCAGAAAGATTAGAAGATTTAACTTCTAAAATAGCTTCTGGTCAACATACTCCAGAAGATTTATTAAAATTTCGTAGACAAATGGCTATTCATGCAGGCATACAAATGAAAGCCAAAGCTGCACAAACAGAAATAGCTAGAGCGTTACAAGCCTTTAATATTCCTGTTGGTCTTAGAGGCCCAGAAGTAAGAGCAGACATGGTGCAAGAAATGTTGCAAGAAAGTGGTGGCGCAGAATTAGCAGTAAAATTAGCTAAAGGGTATCAAAAAACTATAGAAGAAGGCGGTCGTGCAGCTGGTAATAAATATATAAATGGAGCATGGCATACTAAAGCTACTAACATATTTAATGAAATTTATATTAATGGATTGTTAAGTTGGAGTACAACACATCTTAAAAACTTAATAGCAACACCTATATTTCAAGTGTACCAATTACCAGAAGAAATATTAGCAGGTATGTATGGAACTATAGAAAGAGGAGTAAGAAAAAGCACAGGTTTAGCTAGAGGTTCTGACGATGGTGTTTTTGTTGGACAAGCGTTTGCAAGAGTTTATGGATGGAGTAGAGCCTGGAAAGAAGCATGGCTTGTTGCAGGAAAAACTTTTCGTACTGAACAGCCTGCATCATTTGGACAAAAAATAGATCATGCAAAATATAAAGCTATTGATGCAGAAACATTAGGATCAAACAATTTTTGGTCTGGGCCTGTAGACATGCTTGGCAAGGTAATACGTTTACCAGGCAGAGGGTTACAAACAGCAGACGATTTTTGGAAAACTATTGCACAAAGAGGTGAATTACATTCGCAAGCCTATGTAGCAAAAAAAACATCATTAAGAAATGGTGATGACGCTGTTACAGCTAATGACAATGCAATGATGCTTTTAGTTGATCCAAAAGCAATAGGCGATGATTTAGCTGCTAAAGCTAATTATGCAACATTAACAGATGATCCTGGCATTATAGGAAAAATGACAAATGCGGTACAAAGTACCGTTATAGGAAGAATTTTGTTACCATTTGCTAGAGTGCCAACAAATGCTGTTATTCGTGCAGCAGAACGTGTGCCGTGGATGGCAGCATTAAATCCTAGAGTATATGGAGACCTTATAGGTAAAAGAGGGCCAGCAGCTAGACAAAAAGCATTAGGGCGATTGACTTGGACAGCTGGAACTATGTATATGTTTTCTGAATGGGCTTCAACAGGCCGTATTACTGGTTCTATGCCACGATCAGAAAAACAAAGAAATTTGTTACCGCCAGGATGGCAGCCGTACAGTTTAGTTTTTAGAGATCAAACAAATAAAGAAAATTGGCTTGATTCTGAAGGCGATTTGTTGCCATTATATGATGTTAATGGATTACCTAATGGGCCATTAAAATACATTAAATATGCAGGATTAGAACCTGTGGGTGCTGTATTAGGTATAGCCGCAGATGTTGTTGAAAGACAAAGAAGAACAGATGATCCTTTGCAAAGAGAAAATATTGCAACAGCAGCTGCTATGGCAACTATGGATTATTTTCAAAATTTACCATTTTTACAATCTATAGGCGATATTACAAAAGCAATAGAATATTCTGATTTAGATTATTTAACTTCTGGGCCATTAGGTAATATGATTGGTATTGTGCCTTTGCCTTATAGTTCTGCACAACGAACTGTTGCAAGAGGAACAGGTGATCAAACTACAACAAAAATAAGCAGCGATTTAAGCTATTATACTTTAGAAGAAGTAGAAGCTATGAAAGATGCCGATGGTAATGTTCCTTATGATTATGTAGGAAAATTAAAAGGCGGTGCAGGCGAATGGTTTAATCGTTCTATAGATGACGCATGGAAATTACAAACAAAAGATAGTTTATTTTTTGGTTCAGATGAAAACGAAAGCGAATTAGCAATACAATACGATGTTTTAGGAAATCCTAAAGTTTCTAACACAGCGCGTTTTGATGTACGCCCAGGTGAAGCATTATGGAATTTAGTAACGCCTTTTGATGTAAAGCGTGGTGATAAATTAGAATGGTGGCAAAAAGAATTATATCGCATTGGTATGCCGTTAGTTACTAAAAGAAAAATGTTAGCAGGTAAAATACGTTTGACTGAAAAACAAATGAGCGATTGGACAAATTTAGCTAAAAATGAAGTTTTGGTTAGAAAGTCAGGAGAACGACCATTAGTATTTAGAGACGCATTAATAAAATTAGTAACATCTTCTGGGTACGATCGATTACCGTTACACCAAAAACAAAACAAAGTAAAAAATTTAGAAAATGAATATTACGAAACAGCTATTAACGCTTTGTTATCTTTAGAAGGTAACGATGAGTTAAGAGATGTATATGACGATTATCTTTTTGTCAGAGATAAATTAAGAGCAAAAACATATTAACAATTAATAAGGAAAGACAATGACTGTATCATCGTTAACCACCAAAAATAGTTATTCAGGAGACGGAAGCACAACAACTTTCGCTTATGGATTTAAGATTTTTGCGAGTTCTGAAATTAAAGTATTTATACGGAGTTCTACAGGCACAGAGACATTAAAAACTCTTACGACCCACTATACTCTTACAAATATAGGCAACGCATCAGGCGGTAATGTTGTGTTTGAATCAGGAAGTGTACCAACTGCTACAGAAACTGTCGTGTTAATAAGAGATACAGCATTAACACAAACGCTTGATTTAGTAGAAAATGACCCCTTCTTGTCTGGTAGTTTTGAGGATAGCTTAGATAAAGTAACGCACCAAATGATTGAGTTACAAGAAGAAGTAGATCGTAGTTTTAAAGTTAGTAAAACTAATGCTATTACTACTGCTGAGTTTACGGATAGCGCAACAGACAGAGCCAGTAAGACATTAGGTTTTGACAGCGATGGTAATTTAACAACAGTTGCAGATTTTTTACCTAAAGGTGGCGATAGCGCACAGTTTACATACAGCACAACAACTACAGATAGCGACCCAGGTTCAGGTGTTGTAAGGTTTAATAACTCAACTATTGGTAGTGCAACTATTGCCTATATAGATGACTTAGATGCAGCTGGCACAGACGTGTCTGCTTGGGTACAATCGTTTGACGATGTTAGCGGAAACGACACAAACCGTGGCCGTATTCGTGTAAGTAAATCTAATACCTTAGATACTTGGCATGTATTTAAAGTGTCGGGTGCTGTTACGGATGCGTCAGGTTATTCTAAAGTTGCATTAACATATATAGACGGTGCAGGCACATTAGCAAATAACGATAAAGTGTTTATAAGTTTTGTAGCGTCTGGTGAAGATGGCGCAATACCAGGATATTATTATAAGTTTGATACAGGCACATCTGATGCTGATCCGGGTGCAGGAGAAATTAGATTTAATAATGGTACTTACGCTTCTGCTACTGCAATATATATAGATGATGCTGATGCTCATGGTGTAACAACTTCAACTGATGTATTAACTTGGGATGACAGCGATAGTACAATAAGAGGTCATTTACATATAGTAGATATAAACGATAGTTCTACTTATGTACGATTTAATATTACGGGAGCATCAACAGACGCTTCTGGGTATAACAAACTAGCTGTTACGCATGTTGCATCAAATAATACGTTTAGTGCAGCCGATGAATTGTCTGTGCATTTTTCACGAAGTGGTAATGCAGGAGATGCAGCAACTATAGCTGTTAATACTGTTACAGCAAATACTGTTTCTGCTGGTGGTAGCGCAACTGCTGCTGTAGCAAATGCAGGTAGTTCAAGTGCTGCTAACTTTAACTTTACTTTTGGATTGCCAACAGGTGCAACTGGAGCAACAGGCGCAAGTGGAACAAACTCACAATTAGCTATGACATGGAATAGTAGTACATCTGACGCAGATCCTGGAGGCGGTAAGATAGCATTTAATCACGGAACAGTATCAAGTGTATCTGTTCTATATATAGACGATGCTGATGATGCTTCTGCTGATATATCTGGATTTGTGCAATCTTGGGATGATATTAGCAATGCTAATGCAAGAGGTATTGTTACTATAACAAAAGAAGGTACACCAGCAACATACGCGTTATTTAAAATTTCTGGAAGCGTTACTGACGCTTCGGGATATAATAAAGTTGCTGTAACACATATTGCAAGTAATGGATCGTTTTCAAACAACGATGGTGTTGGCGTACACTTTAGTTATAGTGGTGCTGACGGGGCTGATGGCGATGGCACATTTAATAACTTTACTTTAACGGCAGATAGCGGAAGCAATCAAACTGTTGCTGACGGGAATACAGTTGATATTGCTGGTGGAGATTCTATAACAACAGTTGTAGGAGCAACAGACACCGTAACAATTAATGCAGATGATGGAACAGCAAGTGCAAAAGGTGTTGTAATAGTAGCAGGCACATCTCCAGTAAGTGTTGGATATTCAAGTGGAACAGCTACAGTAGCGGTATCAGATGCAAGTACAAGCGCAAAAGGCATAGCGTCATTTGCTAGTGCTGACTTTGCTGTTTCTTCAGGAGCAGTAACATTAGAAGCAGCAGTTCCTAAAACAGATGAAACAAACGTATATACTGCGCCACAACGTAATGCTTTGACGGTAGATAATGACGGCTCGTTTGACATGAACGCTAACAATAATTTTAAATGTACTCCGTCTGGTAACTTTGCATTAACATTTACTAATCATGCAGATGGTCAATCTGGGTACATATTGCTAATTAATAGTGGCGGTCATACTGTAAGTTTACATGCAAACACTAAAGGTTCTGCAACAACTGCTGCCACTTTAACTACGGCTGGAACGTATCTTGTTAGTTACTTGTCAGATGGAACAAACGCTTATTTAACAAATAGTGTGGTATACGCATAATGAGTATTCTTCAAAATAGCAATGCTATACCAACAGCTGGTGGTGGTGGTGCTGGTTTCTATACGCATCAAATAGCTAATAGTATCAGAGCTGACACTAATAATGGTTATTTACATAGAACACCTAGTAGTGCAGGAAACAGAGCAACTTGGACATTTTCTACATGGATTAAATTAGCACAAATGGGTACGGGAACAAGAGTAATTTATAGTGCAGGAAGTTCTGGCGATCAAGATGGATTTTATAGATTATTTTATAATGCAAATAAACTTATAGTAAGTTCTGCAAATGCTAATTTTGTAACACCTGCTGATTTATTTCGTGATCCAAGTGCTTGGTACAATGTAGTATGGAAACAAGGTTCAAATGCTACAACATTATATGTAAATGGATCGCAAATAGCCACAGCTAGTGTATCTGGAAATACAGCAGTTAATAATAATACCTTGCAATGTATAGGTACAAGTTCTTTTGGTGGAAGTCCTACTAATGGAGATCATCTTGACGGATATTTTGCAGAAACTATTATGATTGATGGTACTGCTCTTGATCCTACTTCATTCGGAGAAAGTAAGAACGGAGTGTGGATTCCTAAAGATGCTAGTGGTTTAACCTATGGTACAAATGGATTTAGATTATCTTATGGAAACGCTTCTGATTTAGGAGAAGATAGTGCAGGCTCTAATGATTGGACAGCAGTTAATTTAGCAACACACGATCAAATGATAGATAGTCCTACCTTTGGAAGTTCTAATGGTGGTAACTTTATGACCTATAATGGAGCTTGGGTAGGAGTAAACAATACTTTATCTGAAGGTAATTTACAAAGTACAGGTAGTGCAGCAGGTAACACTTCAGGTACTTTTGGTATGATTACTGGAAAATGGTATTGGGAGTGTAAAGCATCAACAGTTAGTTCTTTTGCTCCTACTTTTGGTATAGGACAATCTGGTATAGGAAATACAGATGGACAATATTATATAATAACTTGGCAAACTGCTGCTGGACAAATTTATGGTGGTGGAGGTGATCCAGTAGGAATGGGTACAATTACTGTAAATAGCACAGGAGTAACTACACTTTCTTCAGGAGATATTTTAAGTTTTTGGTTAGATTGTGATAATGGAAAATTATGGATAGGTAAAAATGGGACTATCCCTAACTCTGGTGATCCTGCAAATGGAACTAATCCACAAGCAAGTTGGTCTACTATTCCTAAAGATAGATATTTTACTGCAACATGCCAAAATGTAAGTTCTGGAGTAGGTATATTAAATGCAGGTCAAAATCCTAGCTTCAATGGGACTCAGACCGCAGGAACGTATACTGATAAAAACGGTTATGGATTATTCGTATATGATCCTAGTGCTACAGATTTTATAGCTTGTTGTGCCGCCAATCTACCAACTGACACATTAATATCACCTTCTGAAACTGACGACAATTATCCACAGAAATTATTTACTGCTTTAGCATATTCTGGAGATGGAGGAGGAAGTTATACAACTGGATTTCAACCAGATTGGGTGTGGGTAAAAAGACGAAGTGGTGATCAAGGTAATGGTTTATTTGATAGCACAAGAGGAACTAGTAAAGTAATAAATTCTGATGCTAATGGTGCTCAAGTTACATCTTCTGGGTTAACAGCATTTAACACAGATGGTTATACTATGGGTAATTTTTATAATCAAAGTGGTTATACTTATGTTTCGTGGTCATGGAGAATTAATGGTGGAACAACAGCTACAAATACTAATGGCTCAGTAGATTCTACAGTACAAGTTGATCCTTCTGGAGCATTTTCTCTTGTAAAATATAGGGGA